CAATCGCTCAAAGAACTCGTCGTGGAAAGGGTAACATCATCCTTTGCTCTGCAGACGTTGCTTCTGCATTAACAATGGCAGGTGTACTTGATTACACTCCAGCACTTAATGCTAACCTTAACGTTGATGATACTGGTAATACATTTGCTGGTGTTCTTCAAGGTAAGTACAGAGTATACATCGACCCATATGCTGCTAACCTAGACGTTTCTGGTAATACCCAGACAAACGGTGGTAATCAGTACTATGTTGTTGGATACAAAGGTACTTCACCATACGATGCAGGACTGTTCTACTGCCCATACGTTCCACTACAGATGGTTCGTGCAGTTGGAGAAAACAGCTTCCAGCCTAAAATCGGCTTTAAGACACGTTACGGAATGGTTGAGAACCCATTCTCACAGGGTCTTACTCAAGGATTGGGTACCCTTACAGAGAATGCCAACCGTTACTACAGACGTGTTGCTGTTAAGAACCTTATGTAAGCTAGATGCTTATATTTCTTCAAAGTCAACTCCTTCGGGGGTTGACTTTTTTTTGTCTTCATGTATAATAAACGAGTACAATACTAAAAGTGAGAAAAACATGACTCGCACCTATAAAGTCCAAGAAGTTCTTTTGCGTGATTTACCAGAAGATAGACATCGTTTGTGGGATGTTCTAGACAAAGAAGATTCCATTCGTATCCTTAACAAAAATCCAAATTTAAAATACTGCCGTGAACATTATCCTAATGGATTAGGAACTCGAAAGTTTGATAAACTTTGTGAGATGAATTTTGGATATGATGATAGATTTGATGTTATTGGATATTCTGTTGATGTAAAGGGTAAAGTTCTTAGAACATGGGCTAATAAGTATTCTAATTACGATTACGTATCAGAAACTGGAATTGAATGTAACAAACATGGTGATCAAGTTAATGAAAGTGTTCATTGGCCACCTAATATTGGACAACCATCCAAATTAATGGTTGGAGGAAAAAGAGGATTCTATTGGTCTTAAAATAAATATAAAGACTCTCCTGTGAGGGTCTTTTTTTTATCTAAATACAGGTAGGAGACCTGCGTTCCACTATCATGAGTCGTAAAGAATTTAAATTGAAATTACTAAAACGTTTTGAGGATGCTTTAGAAGTAAGACTTGCAGGAGTTAAAGCTGCAAAAGCAAAACTTGAAGAACAAATAAACAGAGATGAATAATGGCAATTAGAAAACCCCCTGCTGATAGACCAGGAACACCCATTGAGAATAGAAATTTTCTATCACCTGTTGGTTTTAAATTTTCTTTAAAGAGAGCACCTGGTGTTGCATTCTTTTGTAACCAAGCAAATATACCATCTATGGATCTTGGTATTGCAGAACAACCATCATATCTAAGAAATATTCCAACTCCTGGTGATAAGATTGAATTTGGTGATCTTACTTTAAGATTTCTAGTTGATGAAGATCTTGTTAACTATATGGAATTGCAGAGATGGATTCGTGGATTGGGTTATCCTGAAAATATGGATGAGTTTCGTAAATTGGAAAGTGAAGCAGTATTACCAGCAAATTTTGGTCAAGGAGGAGATAACATTTATTCTGATGGAACTCTTCAGATCTTAAGTAGTAATCTAGTTCCATCATTTCAGGTAGTATTTAACGATCTATTTCCTTATACTCTTTCAACTGTCACATTTGATGCAACCGATACTGATATAGAATACTTTACAGCAGACGTGTCTTTCAAGTATACTATATACAACCTCACTGATATGGAAAATAACGCTTTATGAGTCTAAGTCTTGAATCTATTCAAGAGATGTGGGAAAAAGACGCAAAGATAGACAGAGATAATCTACATGAAGAATCGTTGAACATCCCCTCTCTACATGCAAAGTATTTTGAATTATATAATACTATCTTCCTTTTAAGAAAGAAAGCAGAACAACAAAGAAAAAACATAAGACATGAGAGGTATGAATACTTTTCAGGTAAGGCGGATCCTGATGTCTATATAGAAAACCCTTTTCCTAAAAAGATAAGGGATAAGGATACTATGACAAAATATCTCGATGCAGATGAGAAACTGTCCACTAGCTCCCTAAAAATCGATTATTATGATACAATGTTAGTGTATATCGAAAGTATCTTGAAGGTTATCCAAAATAGAACCTTTCAAATAAAAAATGCTATCGAGTTTATGAAGTTTAATTCAGGGTTAGGTTAATGTCTTTTAAAGATATGAGAATTATGACTCCTCCAACACAGGGGTTTGTATTTGCAAGACTAGGTGATGATATGGTTGAGCATCTGTGGACTATGATTCGCAGAGCAGAAAATACTAAAGAAGAATATAAGCATCGGTTAGCAGGAAATCTCACCGCAAGTTTTGGACTTGATGATGATAATGATTTCTTTTATAGAGAAGCATGTCTTCCATTGGTGAATGCATTTCGTCAAAGTAATAATGGATCCGATCCAGTCAGAAATTTTGTTCAGACTGACCCTATGACAACTCCATTACTTCTTACAGAGTTATGGGTCAACTATCAATATCAAACAGATTTTAATCCATTCCATTTTCATGGTGGTGTTTATTCATTTGCTATTTGGATGAAGATACCAACAGAATGGGAAGACCAATGTAAGTTACCACAGTTCCAAGATATTAAAAAAGATAATAGAAAAGCAGGAACATTTGAGTTCCAATATACTGATGCTCTTGGTGGTATCAGAAGTATGTCATACCAATTGGGTAAAGAGTTTGAGAATTGTATAGTATTTTTCCCTGCTTCATTGATGCACGCTGTTCATCCTTTCTATGGAACTGATGAAGCAAGAGTATCTATTGCAGGAAATCTTTGGTATGATACTACAGGTAAGGGTAGATATGGTAATGCATTAGATCCACAGCAGTTGGGTGACAAAGATGAATATCTCAAAACAATGGAAGCAAATAGAACCGAATATGATGGTGGTGGTAATTACTCTAAAGCAAATGCAGAAAAGACATTTAAAGTAAAACCTAAGAATAAAAAGAAAGGTTTTAAAAAGTTGATAACGTAGCTTGACATAACTTCATAAATACCCATAGATGCATGGGTTAAGTGATTGACACAACAGCCAATGTTGTCATATCAAAGGCTAACGAAGTATTTTTAAAAGTAGATTCAGAACCTCATATTGAGTATGAATTAAGAGACCACTTTACTTTTGAAGTAGAGGGTGCAAAGTTCATGCCTCAATATAGGAATAGGAATTGGAATGGTGAGATACATCTTTTCGACATGAGATCGAAGAGAATCTATATTGGATTATTAGATAGAATTATTTCTTTTTGTCAGAGACATGACTACACATATAAATTTGTAGATAATGAATATTATGGTACTCCCTTTGAGATTAATGATGGGATATCATATGAAGGTGTTAAGGATTATATGAAATCCATCTGCTCTCATAGTCCACGAAAATACCAAGTTGAGGGAGTATATGATGCGTTAAGACATAATAGAAAGCTATTGATATCACCAACTGCTTCAGGCAAATCTTTGATGATTTATTCTCTTGTAAGATATTACGTTGATAAAGGAGGAAAAATTCTCTTAGTTGTTCCGACGACATCTCTCGTAGAGCAGATGTATAAGGACTTTCAGGATTATGGTTGGGATGCTGAGTCATACTGCCACCGCATATACGCAGGAAAAGATAAGACCAACGAACACCCCGTTACTATTACTACATGGCAATCTGTCTATAAACTAGAGAGATCCTTTTTTGAAGACTATAACGTTGTTATTGGTGATGAGGCTCACTTATTTAAAAGTAAGTCCCTAGTATCTATAATGACAAAACTTCATCATGCTAAGTATAGATTTGGTTTTACTGGAACGTTAGACGGCACACAGACGCATAAATGGGTCTTAGAAGGATTGTTTGGTCCGTCATATAAAGTGACTAAAACAGATGAACTAATGAAACAAGGTCATCTTTCCCAATTAGATATTCAATGTATAATTCTTAAACATCCCCCTCAAAAGTTTGATGTATATAATGATGAAATTGAATATTTAATATCTCATGATCAGAGAAATAATTTTATTAAAAATTTAACTCTAGATCTAAAAGGAAATACTCTTGTATTGTATAGTAGGGTAGAAGCACATGGTGCAGTGCTATATGAAAAGATAAATAATAGCAAACGAATTGGGAGAAAAGTATTCTTTGTTCATGGTGGTGTGGATGCAGAACAAAGAGAATTAATCCGTGAAATTACTGAGGAGGAAAGCAATGCGATCATCGTTGCCTCATATGGAACATTTAGTACTGGCATTAATATTAAAAACCTCCATAATGTTATCTTTGCCTCACCGTCAAAATCACGAATTAGAAATCTCCAAAGCATTGGACGCATTCTTAGAAAAGCAAGTAACAAAGTAAAAGCTACGTTATATGATATTTCTGACGACTGCACTCATAATTCTAGAAAAAATTACACTTTAAATCACTTTATTGAACGAATTAAAATCTACAATGAAGAAAATTTCAACTATGAAATAGTAACGGTACAACTTAAAAAAGATGGGAATTGAAGACGACTTCTATGCAACAATAAAACTAAATTCTGGGGAAGAGATTTTTGCCAAGGTGGCTGCTTCCGAAGAAGAAGATAGAACAATGCTTATCGTTCATAGTCCTGTTACTGTAAGTGAAATAAAAAATAAAACAGGATTATTAGGATATAAAGTAGAACCTTGGTTAAAGACTACTAGAGATGATATGTTTATAATTAATATGGATAGAATTATTACATTAACAGAATCTTCTGATATGGAAATGATTGTAATGTATCAACATTATCTTAGAGATTCTCAAAGAGAATATCATAATCATCATAAACTTAATAGAAGAATGGGTTATATATCTAACGTAAGAGATGCTAAAGAGAACTTAGAAAAAATGTTTAAATTAGATTTGCCTAAAGATACTTAAGAAGTTCCCTTCAACCCTAACAGAGTTATTCTATATGTGATTATTAAACTTGTCAACTCTATGTGGAAATGCTATAATAATACATAGTAGTGATAAAGACTTATGGCAATAATCAGACCTATGGCTAAAAGGAAAAGATCTGAACATTATGTTAACAATAAGGAATTTCTTGCTGCATTAATTAAATATCAAGAAGATATAGAAATAGCACGACTGCAAGATAAAACTAAACCAGTTATACCAAGGTATATTGGAGAGTGTTTCTTAAAGATTGCTAATCATTTATCATTCAAGCCAAATTTTGTAAACTATATGTTCAAGGAGGACATGATCTCTGATGGAATCGAAAATTGCGTTCAATACATACATAATTTTAATCCTGAGAAATCCCGTAATCCTTTTGCATACTTTACGCAGATTATACATTATGCGTTTCTCCGCAGAATACAAAGAGAAAAACGTCAATTAGAAATTAAGAATAAGATTATTGAGAAGTCTGGTTATAATGAAGTCTTTGATGATAATAATCAGATTGACGGATCTAATTATGCGGAGTATAATTCTATTAAAGATGCCGTTCATGCGAAACTACGCAATTAATGAAAGTTGCAATCATAACTGATCAGCACTTCGGAGCACGAAAAAACTCTAAACTTTTTCATGATTACTTTCTGAAGTTTTATAATGATGTTTTCTTTCCTACCTTAGAGAAGGAAGGTATCACCACGGTTATTGATATGGGTGATACGTTTGATAATCGCACAGGAATTAATTTTAATGCATTGGCATGGGCAAAAGATAATTATTTTGATAGACTAAAAGAACTAGGATGCACAGTTCATACTATTGTTGGAAATCATACTGCATATTATAAGAACACGAATGATATAAATGCAGTTGATTTGTTATTGAGAGAATATGATAATGTAAAAGTATATGCAGAAACAGAAGAAGTAAAGATAGGTGATACAAAAGTTTTATTTGTTCCTTGGATTAATAATGAGAATAAAGAAAAAACTTTTAAGAAGGTTAATAAAAGTAATTGTAAAGTAGTAATGGGTCATTTGGAATTAAATGGGTTCCAAGCTACTGCTGGACATGTTATGGAACATGGAATGGCAACTACTCCATTTGATAGATTTGAGAAAGTATATTCAGGTCATTATCATTGTAGATCTATTCAAGAACCTGTTCATTACTTAGGTAATCCTTATGAGATGTTCTGGGGTGATGTAAATGATACTGAAAGAGGATTTCATCTTTGGGATACAGAAACTTTTGAACATACTCCTGTAAATAATCCACATAGATTACATCATATTGTTTATTATAAGGATACTGATTATCAATTGTTTGATGCTAGAGAATTAGAAAATAAGATTGTTAAAGTTATTGTTCGTCAAAAGTCTGATATTACTAAATTTGAAAAATTTATTGATAAGTTATATGCTACTAATGTGGCAGAACTTAAAGTGGTTGAAAATTTTGCAATGCAAGAAGGAGCAGAGTTTGAGGCTTTTGAATCTGAAGATACTATTTCTGTATTGAATAGGTATATTGAAGAGTCGGAAATAGATTTAGATAAGTCTAGAGTGCAAAAAGTTCTTCAAGAAATATATCAAGAAGCATGTGAGTTGGTTTGATGTATATATTAACTGTTCAAGGAAAAGAGAATGAAGGAGCATATTCTGTTCAAGATGATGAGGGAGAACATATCCTTTATCTTTTTGAGGATGAAGATGATGCTCTTAGGTATGCTATGATGTTAGAAGATGAGGGAAGTCCCGAAATGCATGTGATTGAAGTTGAAGATGAAGTCATGATTAAAACGTGTCAACTGCATGAGTATAATTATGCAGTTATTACACAAAATGACATTGTAATACCACCCTCTACTGGACATGATATTATTTGAAAAGGTTCGTTGGAAGAATTTTTTATCAACTGGTAATCAATTCATTGAAGTAAATTTTCAAACTGACGGAGAATCTAGATTTGCTAAAAATTCTACTACATTAATAGTAGGAACTAATGGTGCTGGAAAGAGCACTATATTAGATGCACTTACATTTAGTTTGTTTAATAAACCCTTTCGTAAGATTAGTAAGGGACAGTTAGTTAATACTGTTAATGAAAAGGAATGTAGAGTTGAGGTGGAGTTTTCTATAGGACCAACTAAATGGAAAATTGCTAGGGGTATAAAACCAAATACATTTGAGATATGGAGAGATGGTAATCTTTTAGATCAATCTGCTTCTGCAAATGATCAACAGAAATGGTTAGAACTTAATGTTCTTAAGATGAACTATAAGTCATTCACTCAGATTGTTATTTTGGGTAGTAGCGCTTTTGTTCCATTTATGCAATTGACTGCATCAAACCGTAGGGAAGTGATTGAAGATCTTTTAGATATTAAGATATTCTCTTCAATGAATGGTTTAATAAAGGATAAGATTAGATTGGTTAGGGAAGAAATAAAGACATTGCAACTGAAGAAAGAGTCTCTTAATGATAAAGTATCAATGCAATCAAACTTTATTGAAGAACTAGAGCAGCAAGGAAAGGGTAGAATAGATGATAATTATGGTAAAATTAAAACATTAAATATTGAAGTTGAGACACATATAGAAAAGAATGAAATGATACAAGGTGATGTTGATGACCTTATTAAGGAGCAGGAGAAGGTAACAGGTGCTACAGAAAAGTTGCGTGAATTGGGAACATTAAAAGGTAAGATTTCTAATAAAGTATCAACCATTACTAAGGAGCATAAGTTCTTTACAAACAATACTGTTTGCCCTACTTGCACTCAAGATATTGAAGAAGAGTTTAGGTTAAATAGAATTGACGATGCTCAAAATAAAGCAAAGGAGTTGCAATCTGGTTATAAAGAACTAGAACAGGCAATTAAAGAGGAAGAAGATCGAGAGCATCAATTCACACAACTATCACAGGAGGTTACTTCACTAACACATGGCATTTCTAAAAACAATACTAGGATTTCTGGATGTCAACGACAGATCAGAGATCTTGAATCGGAAATTCAAAAACTTACCGAAC